CGACCTGAGTCTACCATTCCCATATTGGATGCCATCATTTCGGCAAAGTTTGGTTTTTGAACCATGTCAGAAGTACCTGATATAACGTTTCGATATTCATCGTTATTCATAGAAGCTTTAGTTTGGTTGATCATCTCCGCTATTGGATCGGATGATTTAGCTGTCTGTACTTCTTGAATCTTAGTTTGTGATTCAAATTTTTGAACATTTGGTTTAGCATCTGGTTGACTAGCAACACGAACTGCTTCTGTAAGCATCTCCTGTAACTCCTCCTTAACAGCTGCTTTAACCTCTTCTCGTATGATTTTTCTTAATTGATCGAGTTTCATATATATAAATAGTTATGTTATGGAAGTTGATTATCTATTCTAAATTTTAATTCTTGTATTAATACATCTGTAGAAGAAGCAAACGAGGAAGGACCTCTTAATACTACTACTCCTATCTGATCTTTTGCTACTGCAAACCGTCTTGGTGCTATAGAAGGAGAGTTTGGATCGGTTTGAACAGATAGTACATAATCTTTACCGTTCACACTTCTAAAAGGTACGTCTGTATTAGTACCGGCTGTTCCTTCTTTATTTGCACCTTCGGTTGCTTCTTTAATAAGTTTAAGCTGTTCTTCTGTAAAGCCTCCGTTTTTTGAACATTCTTCTATTGAAGGGCTTAAAGAATCTAATCTAGATTTTAAATTTACTAAATCTGAATCTACACTACTTAGTATTGCTTTACAAGCTGCTATATCATCTTCAATAGAAGCAGCCAGTTCACTTGCTAATCTTAAAAGATCTGCGTATTTGTTTGTTACTGCTATAGGAAGAGAAAAGATAACACCTACTAGACCTGGACCTCCTACTGTTGTAAGTATAGGAACAGCTTTTAATACAGAAATAACATTAATAGCAACTTTTAATGTAGTTTCAAGCCTACTTACCATCCTTTCAAATGGTTTGATCCTTCCTCTTAGATTAGCTGTATTTCTTGATATAAGGTTTAAAGTATTAACTATTCTTATCAATTCATTAGGAGGAGGACATTGATTTGAAAACTGAGTAGTTATAGAACTGACTTCATCTAATATCCTACCTCTAGCATCAGCTTTTATTTTACCTACTTGAGCTCCTACTACTCCCGCTAAATTAGATGGTTTTATTCTGTAGCGCATTATTCAGTAAATACTTTTTTAGATTGTAAAGGACCTGTTTTACCTTTTAAAATTTTTAAAGTAGCAAGTGCTGCTGAACCTTCTGTGTTTAAGCTTCCTACCGGGCCTCCACCGTTAGCTGCTACAGACATAGATTCAGCCATTCCAGACATTATATCTATTAGCTCTTTCATATAATTTATAGTAGCTGTTCCTTTTAAAACAGGTTCTTTAGTACTCTGAGGAGCTTTTGCAACTTTCTCTCCTAAGAAAATAAGTTCAGCATCTATCGATACTTCTTTTACTCCGTCTAAGTTTATATAATTACTCTGAAGTTCTAAGTATTCATTAGAGTTAAGGAATATTCCTTCTTCTTTAGCATTAAAATATAACCTACCCCCATTCACAACTACTTGAGAACCTTTATACTCATTAGCAAGAGGTGGTTTAACTCTAACTCCATAAGACTCTACTTTATTTCTTACTTGACTTAAAGGAACTAAATGATCTGATGTAAGGTATATAGATGAAGCATCTTCGTTTACATCCTCTATAATAGGATCGTAAGGATTATCAGCTTGTTTTTGACCGTTACTAAGTATGGTAAGAGGCTTTCCTATGTTTGTACTATCTACAAATTCGTTTTTAGGTGAAGGAAATCCAGTTAATCTAAGTGATTGACCTTGTCTACCGTCTAAAATAATATCGCCAGGGAAAGGTTGCATAGGGTTTACCTCGGTTAACTCATCTATATCTTTACCTAAATCTAATTCTTTATCTATATCATCTGGAAATGCAGCATGATTTGGGTGGTTCCATAAATTAACTATAGTGTTGTAGTAGGTCTTAACGTTTAGGTTAGAAGTATCTAACCCGTAACCCGGTGCGGACGTTAAAAGTACTATTTCGTTCTTAAGAGGAAACTTTTTTAGGTCGCTAGATATAGGATAAGCCACAGGTAGTACAGTGGAATCAGATTCTTCTATATCTTTTTTAAGTAATCTATACTTTATTGCACCAACAGCCTCAGATCTTCCTAATTTGTCCCATTCTTCGTGGGTGTCATCAAGGATAACATCAACTACCCGGACAGGAATCATATTATTCCCACCAGAAGATGATTTTTTAGCAGGGTCAGTTGCTAAAGGTACGTTAGAATAGAGATTATAAGAGTAGTTCATTATAATTCTTTGTCCAAATCCTCGTCTTTTTGTATATCGTCTACGTTTTGAGCTGTTTCTTCCGATTCTTCAAGTAAATCTTGTAGTTCTGAGAAGTCAAACATCTCTCCATCACCGCCTCTTGCTTGAATTGCTTCAATTCTCTGTACAACAGTCGCTAATTTAATAAGATGCTCGTCATTTTTTACACCTATCTCCATATATTCTTTGATCATAGGTACAATTAATGTAGCATCCCCAATATTTTCTATTAAAGGCTTAAGTTCTCCTATCAAACCTCTTACTTGAGCACGGGTTGCCGTAGAGTTATCGTAGATTTCACCGAAAATATCAGATAAAGTCTTGTCTCTGAATATAGTTTTATCTAAACTCATAGTCTTTTTTATTATAAATAGACTATAATGGCTTATTGTAAATCAGCCCTTGCTCACTTAAAATCTTGTAATTCATATAGAAATCCTCCTTTAAAACCGATATTACTCGTGTTAAATGGGGAGTTTCACACTCTGTCATCTCTCGAATGTAAATATACAGTGCTTTTTTCTTAAAAATATCAAGATCATATCGAGTTTTAAAGACAGTCAACACAGCATCAGCAATTTCCTGGTCAGATTCTTTAGGAAACAGTTCTTCTAGGTTAGAATACGCTTCTTCTATCCAAGAATCTAGAAAAGTAGCTAAAGAAATAGCGTTTTTAGAGCGTACATCCGTGTCTACCTCATAGGAATCTTCAATATCATCGAAAGATCCTATCTGTTTAAGCTTTTTATAGTTTTTATTGTTATAATTTATAAGCCAACGTTTAACTATAGTGCCAAAATAAGAATAAGCTTTAGCTCCGTTAGTAGGATCAAACTTATCTATCTTTTCAGACATTAACATAGTAACAACTTCATGTTTTAAGTCTTCTATCTTTTCAACATCTGTGTAATAGAACTTAAAAGTATGAATAATATTCTCTGCTAACTTATAAAAAGGGAAATATATATGTTCGGTGAATATTCTATTCCTGTATTCGGTGTTTTCTGAGTTATTAAACTTTACTATATAGTCTTCTGTCTCTTTTGTAAAGTAATTACTACTAGCTTTCTTTCTTGCCATAGTTTTCCGGGAGCATGTATCGGTCTAGCTCTTCTTGAACCGTTTTCATTGATTCAAAAAAGAAACCAACCTCATCATCTGATTGAAAGACCCCTCGTTCATCTAGATTCTGCAAGTGTTTTTGTGATTCTGTTATAGTTTTTGATATATTCTGTAGATATTGGACTTGATCTTGTACAACATCTTCATATTTTTCTACTTTTATCAATAGATTACGTAAAGCAACTAAAGATACTATAAGTAATATACCTAAAATTATGGATAATACCAACATTTTATAGATTTTTTAACATATTTTGCAATCCTGAAGAAGAATTTACTCTTTTTCCTGTTGAAGATTGTGATTTTTTTGTTTTAGCATCGGTTGAACCGCCATTTCTCTTCCAAATATCGTACTCTACCTTGGAAGCAAGGAAATCTGCTGAGTGTAGAATAGAAATTATGCTTGTTTTTTGACGTGAAGTAGGTTGATGACTAAAAAAGTACGCTTCATTAGCTTTATCGAACACTCCATCATGACATCTGATAGCTAAATACTCTTTTTGGCTAACTTTAATACCGAACTTCTGGAGTAAATATAGAGAACGGTCTTGGATAAGCATAAAGTCTAACTCTGGGTTGTTTGTATACATCTCATTAAGCTTATCTTGACGCCATTTATCAGTTTGAGGTAAGTAGTTAGGTGCATCTCCATTTCCCATCTTACCTAAATCGTGAAATAATGCGGCAAAAACAAGTTCTTCTTCGGTGAAGTCTACCTCTCCACCCATTTCCTTATACAACCTCATTTGTTTCACCGCATATTCCACAACTCTATTAACATGATCAACGTATCCACCCGGAAAAGCATTATGGTACCATGTTTTTCCACTAGCAGGAGCCATAACATAGGTATCCTCCATGTGTTTAATCATAGACTTAACCGAATCTTTACGTTCGGTAATGTAAGTATCTATAATTTTAAGATGCTTTTCGTAATTTTTTTGTATAAGTTCGGCTTCTAACATAGTTAGTCTTGAGTTTCGGTATTAAGGAGTACTTTTATATCACCTAAATTACTTTTAATTATATCTAAAGAATTATATGATTCATCTCTATTATTAGTCCCTATATGAAAATTGAGAACTTTTATTTTAGAATCTATAATTTCTATTTTTCTTGATATTAAATCTTTATTTCTCATATAAATCAATATATATTTTTTTTATATAATATAAAGTTATGAACTTTTTTTTAAAAAAGCAACTACTTAATAATTATTTTTGCAACTAATTCATCATTTACCTCATATTTACTACCTGCTTCCCATAATACTCTGCCGTAAACACTGATAGTATCATTAAGAATCTGAGGAGATATAGGACCTACTATTCGTTTACCGTAAAGTTTTCCTGGTCTTTCTTCACATCCTCCGAAACAATCATCGGATAGGTAGATACGAGTATTACGCTGGACTATAGGAACTACATATCCTTTTAAGAAACTAACTGTAACATCTGTAGATCCTACTGGTATTTGAGTGCCATTATACGTTGTAAGTGATAACCAAGGGTTATAAAGGGGAACAGAGAAGTTTAAATCACCATCTACATTCCAATAGGTATCAGTATCGAATTTAGCTTCAATAACAGTCATACCATTGTATTGATACTC